GGGCTGTAGTTTGTGATTCATAGAAATATTGCCACTCGTCGTCCGTCACAAGATCACCAAGCAAATCACGTATAATAGAATAAGCTTTTGCTCGGAAAACTGGATGATGACGCTTGTCGAAGCCTTTGAAATCTCCGGCTTGAAACTTCGGTTCAAATTTCTCGCACAGCCACTGGTATATTCGCTCGAAGTCGTGAGAATACTGATTCATTCCAATGGCACTGGACAAGGTGGCATGGCTGTTGTTCACGGCAGCAAGAAAAGAGCCCATTTTCATGCGGAAGGCAATGTTATCGATCATATTTGAACAATAAATAAGGCGGGTCATTGGTTTGGGGCGCAATTTACGGGGGGAAACCAATTCATCTTTGAGATACCCGAGGAAAACGCTATCCGGTTTTTCACCTTTTTCCATGTCAGCAAGCTTTTTCAGAACCATCTCCCGGACGTGGGGTTCGATTTCCACTTCGTTGTTGGGGAGTATTCGAATCCAATCAGATTTGCCAACTTGTTTTCGCATTCGCACAAGGGGAAGACCAGGGGAAGTCTGAATACACATAGAAGCCAATTTACCGGGAACTCCACCAACAGCTTCTTCCATTGTCAAGTGGCGTTTGCCAATGACCCAATCAAGGCCATGTTCGTATTCGGCTTTCACTATTTCACCAACTTGTTCGACTAAGTCTGGATCTACCCGTACATGGGAAACGCTGAGGGTATCAGCAAGACTGTGAAACAGGGGATTTTCTCCTCCAGAACGAGGATCTTGATCGGAAAGAATGGAGGGTTCTTTTTCATCCGGAACAGCAAGAGCTTCCGCGATTATCGATGGCCTCAATTTCGATTCTTCAGGGAGATAAATACGTTCTTCGAAAGGGACGCGTTCAATTTCACGGAGATTGTACAACTCTTCACGTTGTTCGAATAAATCGTGGAAAACTTCAGATCCCATTTGCGTAGTGAGAGTGGGTTCAAGGGTAGCAATGCACTCTTCAAGTTCCTCAAGTATAGTAGGTGAGGATAATGCCATACTATAATTATGAGGGGTGTTGCAACCAGCGACATGAATTGCCGCATATTTGCCAGCTTTAGCTCCTGAAACGACTCGAACCGGATAGCCGCAATCGCCCATTTCAGTATGGCACTTTGTGACCAAACCATCTTCAAGGACCCAAGTTTTACCTTGTCCTGAATAGATTTTACGTTCGATTCGGCGTGTCATTCCGTAAATGAACTTGCCAGGATGTTCGAGGACCGTTTCGATATTTTCGAGCTGCATATAGGCTTCACGAGTAACAAATCGTCCAAGAACATTACGTTGACGAGGTAAAGTACGATCGTGGACTCGAAAGACCGTCGTTTCACACCCATCAAGTACAGAGAAATCGTCTTGATTGAAATTTTGTTGGTAGACTTTGCCATCAATTTCAAGGTTCAAAATAGATTCTTCACTACGTGGTTTTCCAAAGTTGGTATACAAGGAGTGTTGAAACGTTAAAAAGAAATTCTCTTTAAGGGGGATAGCAGGAAAACGGGCACTTTCATTTCCATTTGGTTCGATGAACCAACACCGAGCTAGTCGAAGACCACAATCCATCTGTGTTCGCATCTTGTGAGCTCTAGGTTTAGCACGCGTTTTGCCACGACTCTTTTGTTCCGTTGGATCAGTGTTGTCGTCACCGTACTGCGTCCCGAATGTTATTTCGGGTTGTTTCGCATCACCAAGTGTTCGGTTGATG